AAATAACTTTATCACACAATATTCTAAGTTTTTAGTATCGGTCATTCGTTTTCCTTATACAAGTTTACATCATACACTTGAAAGTCAAATTTTTCTTCATTGTATATATTTATGCGTTCAATAAAGTGTCTCAGTGCAAAGTTGACATAAGTTTTATATTTTAAGTCATCAACCACATCGATTAACTTTGCAGCCTCTTTATTGTCACCTTTCCTTAAACCTCTACCTATAGATTGTAAGTTTCTAATTCTACTTTTAGATGGAGATGCAAAAATGATATTATGCAAGTTTCTTATATTAACTCCAGTAGAAAATGTACCATAAGATGCAACGATGATTGCATTACTAGATTTTTCCGTAATACTACGGACTTCTTCTCTTACTTCAGCCTTTGTCTCTGCCGCAACAAAAAAACAAGGCCTTGTTTTATCTAAACTCTGATCTATTTTATCTTGCAACATCTTATACAAAGGTCTACCATGCAACTCAACATAGTTATATAATAAAAGAGTATTACCAGACAAAGAATGTGTTAAATTTGTTATATACTTGTTTCTTTTCTCATTTGAAATAATAAAGTCTATTTCATCTTTGTACTTTCTACCTTTGTTCTCTTTGCACATTTCTTCTGGATACTTTAAAACTAAACACTTAATCTTAAAGTCTGCAAGTGTCTTACTATCAATAAGTTTTCTGGTAGATGTCACAACTTTGACCTCACCAAACAATCCATTCAATACAAGTTTATGAGTTTTAGTACCATCTAGTGTACCTGTTGTACCAAATCTATATTTACAGTCAACAAGTTTTTCCATAATTTTTGTGAGTGAATTTGCCTTAAATAAATGACATTCATCACCAATCACAACACCAAACTGATCAAAGTATTGTCTACCCATTTTATAGATAGATTGCCAAGTCGATATAACTACTTTTTTATTTGTTGCCTTTTCTTCACCTTGGTAAATTTTATGACAATACTTTTCTACATCCCAACCGTAATCTTTAAAGTCGCCGTACATTTGTGTAACTAGTGATGTTGTAGGTACAATGATTAAAATCTTTTTACCTTTTACGTCTGGGTGCATGTTATAAAATCTAACAAGAGTATAAATGATAAGAGATTTACCAGATGCTGTTGGTGAAATTAAGAGGCCTCTATCATTTTGTATGGAATACTGTACTGCATCTAACTGATAATCTCTATAATCAATTCGTTTTCCTTGGGAATGTGGATCAATCATATCGGTCAGTGATTTTAAGTCATCTTTACTAAACTGTACATTATTATTATCTTTAGATATGAACTCATAACTGTAATCATTTTTTTCACAAAATCTTTCAATATTTTTTGCAAGGCCTAGATATATCTTTCGAGTATTAGGATTGAGTAATCTTATCTTACCATCCCAAAATTTATTTCTATATGACGGCATAAACTGCGCGCCTGGCACTTTGAAAGTAAAATACTCGACAAGTTCTTTAAGAATAAAAAACTCATCACTATCTACTTCACACCAAACTTCGTTTAATTTTGTGACTGTTACTTTGTTAACCACCTTCAGTCCACTTTTTCCAATCAATATAATTTTTGATAGTCCATTTCTTTTCAGATATTTGATCGATGGTTTTTTCTATGAAATGTACTATTTGTGCTTGTGCTTCAAATTTATGTTTGGATAATATAACTTCATCATCCGCATCCATCCACATAAACAAATCGGCCTTCAAGACTTTTGTGCCTTCAAGTTCCCAACCAAGATTAGTCCTCTGGTCGTCATCCATTTTACCCATGTAATATTTTGTTTTGAGAGCCACAAGTCTTTTGTGTTCAGTTTCAATCAATACAAGTTTAGACCTTTGTACTTGATGATATTCCAACCACTTACCCAAAAGATTAGGGTTTCGTGTCATCTCATTTTCTAGTGCAAGGAAATCTATTTTTATATCTTGTTTAGATTCCTCAATCAAATCTTTTATATTTGCCATTATATTATCACTCTATTGAATAATTTCTACTCCATAACTTCTGTATTGAAAATCCATAACAATTGACAATGTTTCATCACCAGTTTCTTGTGTGGACATTGGTATATCCCCTAATGCAATTGGAAACAAATCAAAAAACTTTAAATTCATAATAGGTTTTTGTTGATTGTTATATAATACCAATGTTGCATCAGAGAAGGTTTCTTCTGGTGGTAATAATGTTTGTATGTTTCTATTAAATGACTTGTACTGTTGAAAGTTTTCTGGAAAACCTAAACCAGCAATCCAATCATATACTTCTTTCCATACTGCAAGATTTTCATCTAATATACAAGTAACCGATAAAACAGAGAAAATGATTTTATCTCCTGGCTCTTTTCTTGAAACAAAAGGTGTATCCGCAATTGCTTCGCCAAGAGTTAGGCCCGGCACAGATACAGAAGATACATATTCTGATACCGTAGGACATTTATTTATCGCTAGATTAAAAGTTTGATTATTAAACTTATTAAAGTTGTCTGTATTTAATAACATCACTTTCTCCTTCACATATATTTATAACATAAAAAAGGGGGGCAAAAGCCCCCCTGAGTTATCAAAGTTTTTATTATTATTATACTTTGAGTAGATTGTCCACGCGGAACATTCTGTAGTACTCGTTTCCACGGTTTCCGATTGCACCAGCGTCTGCGTTTGCACCACCAGCGAATGGGTTTGCAACGATACCGTAGCGAGTTTTGAAACCGATTTTCGGTTGGAATGTATCTTGTCCAACTGCACGAACCATCTGTAGTGGTACGTATGGGCAGTAGAAAAGACCTGCGTCATATGGTGAAGTACCTTTGTAACCAACACATGCGAGTTCATATGCACCAGCAGCATCGAAATATGGGTCGATGTATACGCGCATCTTACCATTTAAGACACCAGCGAATGTTTGACCTGTATCGTCAGCAGTGATTGCATTGTTTGTTGCAAGTGCTTGGTTGTAGTCAAGTACACCAGCCATTGACAGAGCAGATGCAACATCAGATGAACAGATGAGCATGTTACCCTTACCACGGCGAGTTGCTTTTGCGATTGCGTTTGCTTCGCGTTCGATTTGGAAAAGAAGTCCTTTCCACTTTTCTGCACTCCAGCGTCCATCTGCGTCAGCAGAAAGATCGAAGATACCTGGCTTCACAGTTGTTGCAGCACCAAGTTTTGCACTTGAATATACAGTACGGATTACTTCGCGGTTGATTTCTGCCATAATTTCAGAAGAAAGAATGTTAGAAAGTTCAGACTCTGCGTCAAGTCCGTGGACTGCTTTCAAGTCTTGTGCGAGTTCCATTGTGTATTCTGCTTTAAGAGCACGTGACTTTGCGGCCACTGTGATTCTCTCAATTGAGAATGCCATTTGGTTGAAGTGTCCACTAGTACCCATGTTGTTTGCAGTACCATCACCGAGAGTTTCCGACTCGTTTGTTGTACCACCAGTACCAGTTGTTTGTGTCGCACCAGAAGCATCTACTGCTGTACCAGCTGCGAATACCATTCCACCGAATGGGTCAGTTGAAGCGTGTGTACCAACACCAGAATGGTCTGTGTCAGCTTCGTTATAGAAAGCTTCAGCACCATCTTGTGCAGAGTAACGCGAACGCATTGCAAAAATCAAACCAGTTGGTCCTGACATTGGTTGAACACCAAGTACGTCATAGGCCATTAGGTTTGGCATCGAGCGACGAACCAATGAGATAAGGACAGGGTCCATACCTTTGATTTCACCCTCTCCACCAGCAGTTGGTGACATTCCACCGCCAACTACGTTGACTTCGTTAAGCATTCTGTGCTCTTCACGAGCAGCAATCTCTTGGTTTTCGAGGAGAATTGCAGTCACTGCTTTCTTATAAGAGTCCTTGATCTCTGGAAGATCTGGATGCTCAAGAATTGGCTTCCACTTCTCCTGAAGTTTATCTGACATATGCATTTCAGTATACATCTTAGTCTCCTTGTTTAAAAGTTTAGTTTCAGTTTATAACTTCAATATTATTTATAATATTTTAATTTTTAGCGAATCTAGTCAGTGTAGATGCATAGATATCCATCACTGATTGACTTGCAGGGTTTTTGGAAGCTTCTTCTTGCATTACTACAGGAGAATCTTCGAGCGCAGTTTCTGCTTCTGTTTCATCAGAAATTTCAGTTTCTACTTCAACTTCCTCTGAAGGAAAATAATTTTCCTTGAGTACTGTCAGTTTTTCACTGAAGTCCTCTGGAGAAACAAACTCAACACCTTCACTAAGTGAACGAAGTTTTTCAGATTGGGTCAATGTTAAACCTTCGGTGATGTCGCGGATTGCAACTTCTTTCTGCAAGTCTGCAATTACACCAGCAAGTTCAACTGACTTTTTGATTTCGTCGTTCAGTTTAGTTTCGGTTTCTTCTAGATTAGAAACTGACTCCGCATAGAGGTCTAATTTCTCTTCTGGAATATCTACATAATTTTCAACAAACACTGCTTTCAGTCCCTTTTGGAAGTTTTCCATGATTTCCAACTTCAGTCCGTTTTCAACAGCAAGTTTGTTTTCTTCTAACCATTCTTTTGCAACGTAGGTTAGATATTCATCTACTTTCTCAGAAATCTCAGTACGAATTTCTACCAAGTTTTCTTCAAGAGTTTCTTCATATTTTGATTCAAGCTTATCAACTTCTTCGTTGATTTTTTCAAGTACTGCGGCTTCAAAGATAGTCTGTGCCTTCTCTTTAAACTCCTCAGACAAGTCTTGACCATTCAACATTGCGTCAACGTGTTCTTGTACGTCAATGTCTTCCTTTTTCATTGGCTTGCCCTTTTTCCAGCCTTCTTTCTTTCCGTATGACGCTTTTAAATCTTCTTCGTCATCGTCTTCATCATCATCTTCTTCGTCATCTTCATCAGCATCTTCTTTTTTAGATTTTGCTTCATCAAGTGTTTCGTCTGACTCAGTAGATTCAAATTCTTCTGCTGCCTCAGTTTCGGTTGCCTCTTCTTCTACAACAGTTTCTTCAACAGTTGTATCTTCTTCAACAACAGATTCTTCGACAACATTTTCAGTCTCGTTAAGTTCTAACTCTTTATCTGCCATTTTAGGTCTCCTATTACGACTTTAAAAATTGTTATAATTATATTTATTTATAAAAATCACAAACTTGACATAAAACTTTTAAACAAGTTGATTTTTACTTCT